CTCTGACGAGTACGCCTGGAGATAATTGAGGAGTCGCCATGTTTTTCTCCGTAAAGTCTCAGTTTATCTGAAAATATTTATTAAAAAATTACTTTACGGTGGGGAAATGTGTGGTGAACTACTTACCAATTTGGGTATTCCCAGTCACTTTGATATGGCTTATTTCTTCTCGCTTCTATCACCCTCTTTACTGTACAATCTTTACATTCATAAGAATAAGATGATGCAACTGGTCCTCGGTTTTTTCTAGTCCTATAAAAGTCATCTGTTAGATTCTTTATTTCGCCACAAACTCTACATTTTCTATCGGTGAGCAATAAATGTCCAAGTTTTATTTGTTTATCTAATTCCATTACGTCATATAATTCCACATATGAGCCATATCACCATACTCATCAAGATGCCACCTATCTCCATCAACATCTACAAAACTTTCTTCATCTAATCCATCTGATATGAATCCAAATGGGGACATATCCTGTTCTATTTGATTTTTTTGCTCTTCATAAAGACGTTTTCTTACATCTTGATCAGTTAACTCTTTAAAATAATCTTGAGCAACTAACCATGCATAAATTACCAAACACATTGCCAAATCGTCATTACATCCCTCTTCAGCTTCAAATGAATTGTGCTTCTGAATAAAAGTTGTAAGTTCACTAATTATTTCATAATCGTTCAAATATAATTTATTTTCTTCTATCATAGTCTTGAGATTAAGACATCCAACTTTTTTTACAGTTTTGGACATCTTAACTCCAAGTTGTGTTTTCTTTCCACTAAATCCTTGCCCAACAATTTGACCAGCTCTTCCTCTCATAGAGCACATAAGAAGATTATTATACTCTAAGTCATACTGGAGAATACTTGCTACTTGATCTCCAACATCATTTACTTCACAGAGAATATATGCATCATTATAAGCAATTGCTGTCTCATGAATTATGCTTGGAAAAAGCATCGGTTTTATTTCATTATTTCTATATTTTGCAACAACTCTATGAGGAAATTGAGTTATATCTACAACAGTAAATGCCGAATAATCATTTCCAACACCCCTAGCAACGTCTACAGTAATTAAATAATCATGTTGATCTACCGGATCCAAATAAACATCTAAACCCGCGCTACGAGTCTTAGGATGGTCATAGACAAGGCTTCTAAGTTTTGATGGGGCAATCAAAGTATCAACAGATCCAAGAAATTCGCACTCAAATTCTACTTTAAATTGTTGCTCTGAAGTATTTGCAATGGTTTGTGCCTTCCATTGTTCATCTCTTCCCGGAACTTCACTCCAATGAACATCTGTAAAGACATATTCGTTTTTTCCTTTTTCAGCATCATGCCACATTCGGTAAAAATGATTCATACCGTGCGGTGTAGAAACAATGATTACTTTTGTGTTTTTGCCCGAAGTAATTGTAGGATAAACAGAAGCAAAGAACGAATCTGCAATGTGATTCGGAACGAACGCAAATTCGTCCAAAAATAGGATATTGAAAGACATGCCCCTAACCGCAGAAGCAGAAGTAGAAGCAGCCAAGATTTTACTTCCATTTTCCAGTTCCAAAGATCCTTTGTTCCAAGAGATGATTCCTTGCTGCATCCATTTGGGAAGATTCTCATAAGCTGTTTGAAGTCTATCTAATAATTCTCTAGCAGTAGCTGCTTTGTTTGCAAGAATACCAATATTTACATTATCGTTAAAAACTGCATAGTGTAAAAGAAAAGATACCACAGTAGTTGACTTTCCGGTCTGGCGCGGCATCTTGCAAATATTAAACCTATGCTTATGAAAGTTATTAACCAATTTTTCTTGAAATGGGTACATTTCAAAAGGCATAAGACCATGATCCAATGTGACAATCTTCACATAATTTTTTGCAAAATAAACTGGATCATTTTTACATTTTACAAACTCAAGAATTTGATCTTGAGTAAATTCTATAGCAGTATTTGCTTTTTTTAGATTAGGATTACCTAAGTAAATATCATCGGCCATAATAAATTTCTCTTATATTAACAATTCCAGGCTCTAAGTGATTTATTAATTCTTGAATTTGGATCATTTGCAGTTTTTGCTGAAGTCAATTTGTTTTTCATTCCCCTCATTCTGGCGCAGAATGATGCTCTACGCGGATTTCCTACTTTTTTGCTTGGCGCTTTAAGGTCACTTCCCGGATTTTCTCTTTCGTAAGATTTTCTTCCCTTTTCATTAAGTCCACCACTTTGGTTTTTTCCTTCCTTACGCTGCCATGCAGCAACTTCTTCTATAGTTTCTTCACCAATTGTTTTGTTGTTTAAAAGATAATTTTTTGATTTAGAATTTACTACTTGAATGAGCGGCATTCCCGCTTGAATTGATGAAACATTGAATTGCAAAACAATAGATCCTGGGTATATTTTTTGTATTTCTGAGGTTACTTCTTTTTTTGATGGAATTGATACTTGTGGGAAAAACATTCTAATTGAATATGTTTTTCCCCTCCAACTTAAAACAACCGCAATGATATTTCCAGTTTCAGATTGAAGTCTTGTTGCTTCTTCTATCTGGGATTTAAAACCTTTAATTGGATCTGGTTTAATAACATCAATAACTTCTGCAAATGTGTTACCATTCAAATCTTCAATAGTAACGTCTTCATTTTTAGACTTTGACTTATTGCCCCAATTTTTAGATCCAACTTTACGGCACTTTACAAGTGCTCCAGATGCATATGCACTTGGCCAAATTTTATATCTCGATTTTACTTTTTCTTTACATGCATCCTCATCGACGTATTCTTCGGTTGCAACATTTCTTGCTTTACCAGATCTCTCTGGATTTGGATCTTCCTTTCTTTTTCTTCTTGCAGCTCTTTCTTCCTCTTCTGGGGACATTTCTGCAGACATTTTGGAACTACCGCATTTTGGTTTTGTTGTTTGTCCCGGTTGTTTTGCACATGGTTTTCCTGCATATTTTCCACCTAATTGAACCCACCCTGGTTTTCCATCCGATGATTTACTTTTGGTGAACCAATCGTGCAGAGAAGAATCTCCCGATTTTGATTCCTCAATAATCTCAGCAATAATCTTTTCTACCAATTTAGTTTCTTCTGGTACGCAATTTGGTACAGTTTTTTTTCCTTTTTTCTTCATTCCTATCTGCTTATATCCCTTCCAGCATGACTCTTCTATTTCTTCGTTTGTAACATAGTCTGCTGCAGTATCGATATAATCTGCTGCTTTAGTGATTTTTGATTGTACCCATGCTTCTAAATTTCCTTCACCTTTTCCAACTTTCATTTCCAATCTCTTAATAGCATCCGCCATAGTTTTTAATTCTGAGCGAACCATTGAATATTCTTCATCTTTTACGGATACCTTATCCCATGCTTTTTCCCCATAACTACACTCCGATCTAGTTTCTCTTTTATCACATAATGGACAATATCTTTGTTCTTCGTGAGATTCTTTTACATCTTTAAATTTTTTATGTTCTTTCTTTGCAGATGCTTCCATTTTTTTAAGACGAGTATAATAGTCTGGAATTTCATCCAAATGTTGAAGAGCAATATCTCTTGCAAGAGCATGGTCATTAGTATGCTCGTGTTCTATAGGCTCTCCAATATCAAGTTGCTTTTGTATAAATGCAACGTCTAAACGATGTTTTTTTGCTATTTGCTCAACCGTTTTATGTGGTTTAAACCTTTGCATTTATATACTCTGAATCTTTTTATATTTATTGATTTTTTGTGTCTTGAGACTGTTGCTTTAAAAGTTTCGCTAGCTCTGCGGTGGATCCAACAAATAAAGCATTGTTAACTGTCGTTGGTCCTTTATTTGAGGTATTTTCATCAATATCTTTGAGTTTCTTTTGAAGATCCATCAATTTATCTGCAATATCTGCAACATTTTTTATAAGTTGTCCAGCGACTTCATAAGCACGAGGCATTTCACTTTCTTGTGCTAGTTCCAAAATTCCATTGATTGCTTCTTGCCCCTTTTCTATTAAAGAATAGAGATTACCTCTAGTATAATCATAATCTTTTTTAATATCTTCAGATATGTTTGCAATATTTTCTACTTTATTTTCTATTTTTTCAATATTAGTTTCCGAATCAGTAGAAATTATTTCTCCCGCAATATTAAATGCATCATTCAAATCATCAAATTTTTTTGTCATTTTCATGTTAATTTTTTATACGATTGATCCACTAAATCCAAAATCGTCACCTTCTTCAATTAGAAGATTGTCTGCAGTAGTGATTGATTTGACTTCTGCTCCAGAAATATGCGAGATAATATTTGTCCCATCTCTACCTCTTTCAACTGTAAGAACATTTCCAGATTTTGATTTAATGTAAATTTCTTCACCCTCAATCTCAATGTAACTATTTGCACTAATTTGACTTGCATTATTTACTGAAATTAGTGTATCTGACGTTCCAATATCTTTAGTGATGTTTGCAACAACAATTCCGGTATAGTTCTTAATTGCTCTAGGTTCGGAAGCATATACAACTTCTCTTTTTGGAGAGGAAGTAGTTCCGCCCGAAATATATCCAATAGAAGCTCTTTTGATAACATCCTTCGTTGCAGAGGCAACAGGTCCAAACAAATATGTTTTTGCTGTAAATCTTAGAGTGTAAATTAAAACTCTTCTAGTAGTAAAATTGCCCTCATAGTCATCCTGCATAGTTATATTTTCTAAAACTATTGGAATATCCCTTTTTTCATTAATGTTGTCTAATAGTTCAACTGTTAAAGAATAAGCTGGTTGAAAATAAGGTAAAATTTGCTCAACTATTTGAAGGCAATCATCATTAAGTTTTGACATAATGCTTAATTCAAATTGCATATTATATGGAACAGGCATAAAAACTTTCTTCGTTTCTGTGCCGTCAGTGGAATCTTTTACAGTAAATGTTTGAGTTGTTGTGACTTTTCTTGTTGCATCATAAGTCAATCCAGTAAACTCAAATGACATTCTTGGTAAAGTTATTTGAGTTTTTTGACTAAGATCTGCAGATTGCTCAAGTCTAGCCAAAAACTTTTGTGTTGGTCCATACGCAAGTGGAACTTTTATAACACTAACAACATTATCTGATGTATTCGTATGCTTTATTTCTATACCATTAAATAAAGAACCAAAAGCAATTACGGTTTTTCTTAAGATTTCGTTATAAAAATATTCAAACATTGCTATAAATTTTTTACTAGTATTTGATCATAATAAAATATATTTATACTACGGCATTCCGAACGGATTTATCTCACTAAAATCTATGATTGAATCTGCTTCTGTTTCTATATTTTTATTATCTGAAAATCCATCATTGACTGGGGTTGAATCAACTACTCTTAATACATGCGAAGCGCCAGAATCTGATCCAATAATAGATTCTGAAATTGCAAATTCTCCAGATACATTTGAAATTTCAAGTTTATTAGTCACAGAATTCCACGATCTAACTCTTGCTGTAGTGTTGCTTATTGATCCTGTTATTATTTCATTAAAAATATAATCTCCACTGGAAGTTGTTGAAGGATTTCCTATTATAATTGTTGGTGCCTGTGAATATCCAAGACCAGCATTCGTTATTCTTATTTGCGTAATAGTTCCGGCGGAGCTTACTACTGCTGTGGCAGCAGCAGAAACAGTCGAAATCCCCACAAATGTGATTGGCGGTGGAGATGTATATCCAGATCCTCCGTTTGTAACCGTTATTACTCCTACGATTCCACTACCAATTGTTGCTGTCGCCGCCGCTCCAACACCATCACCAAAAAATGCAACTTTAGGTGCAATAGTGTATCCATATCCTGGGTTTATAACTTCCACAGATTGAACTGATTTTAAATTGGGATTAACATTCCTGTCGCAAACAACAATACCACCAATCATTGTTGCTGATCCTACACCAGTCATACCGCCCGTTGGTGCAGAAGAAATTGCAACTCTTGGTGGATAAGAGTATCCACCACCCCTATTAGTAACAGTAAAGAATCTTATACCATTGTTAACCAATGTAGTTATTGCAGATGCAGTCGATGCAGTCCCAACAAGAGTTAATGTTTGAATCGATGCGTAAACATTAGTTTCATAATCTACATCGCCTGTACCAGTTCCACCAATATAATTATCAATCTCAGATATTCCGGTATCAATTACTTCGTCTTCATATCTGAATAATTCGCATCGTAAATCATAACTAGTATTTCCATTAATTTGATAGAATGGTTGTTCATGTTCGACATATTTTATTTCAAACAAACGATCTCCAAGAGGAAAATAAATTAAATCTCCTTCTTTCGGTCTAGTAGATAATCGAATATTTTGTTCATTTTTCATAAGAGGAGAAATATATGTTTCAAATCTCTCTCTTGATATGGTTAAAGTTAATTCATTAAGTGCTTGAATTCCAAATTTTGAAAGAATAGTTGGATTATCTCCATATCCCTCATAACTTACTAGATAAGCTTCTATTGGATAAGCATCTTCAAACGAAGATTCTATAACTTCTTTTATAACAGTTTTTTGTGTAATATACTTTCTTGGCAAATAATAAACTTCAATTCCATACATTCTCAATTGTTCATTGACCAAATCTTGAATAAGATTTCTCTCTGATTCAGAACCTTGAAGAAAAAATGGATTAAGCATTTAATTAACCAACCATGTCTAGAGGTGGAAGTTCATAAGTATTCGACATTTTTTCCATTAAAATATCAAGTTCTCTTTGGGCATCATCATACATTTGACGACCATTAAGTTCAACGCCACCTGGAAGTTTAACACCAGTAAATTTCATCATATTCTGTCCCCATTGTTTTTTTATCAATGATGTTAAGTATGGTTTAATAAATGAATCATTCCAAACCCGACTATAATCATTTGGATCCAACACCGAATAACAATCAATTATAACGTAGCTTCCTACATTTACGGCTCCCCAATCAATATCAAGATAAAGTCTATCTTGTCTTTTATTGAAACGAATCTGCTTCTGCGTGTTGAGTAGAAAATCCAAATCTTCTAAGTATGTTTTTACCATTGCATAAGACAAAAGCTCAGTAGTTCCCCAATAATAAATATCATTCAAGAATAACTGATACTTAACACTGAACATGTTATGTGTAATAGTGTTAGATCCATCATATTGGAATATTTTATTTACACCTATGACTCCTGGAGGAACTTGCAAATAATTGCTATTTTCCTCATATTTAAAAGTAGTTGTTATTCCTGCAACATTTGCAGTAACATTAGTAGTTACAATTCCTACGCTAGAATTTGCTCCCCTTGCTCTACCTCTATCAACATCATCTTGAGTAAATTGATATTTGAAAAATGTTGGATATACGCCATCAAAATGACGCTCTTGAAAAAACTGTATAGCATCATCAACTAAATCTTCAATTTGCTCATCAGCTACATTAATTTCCAAGACTGGTGCTCCCAGTTTTCTTTTGCAATAATCAATTAATTCTTGTCTAGTAGATGGTTGAGCCATTTATCTAATACCTCTAGAGATATTTAGGGTGCCGAAGAAATTCCTGGTATAACTACGATATTTCCACTTACTATTCTATAAACTGTAGAACCAGAGCTGACCAAAATGTCGTAAACATATCTACCTTCGGTTAATGTTCTAGTGGCAGATGAACCTAAAGATATATTAAATTTTCCGGAGGAAGCACTAGTAAAACCGACATTAAAGGTTGCTACGGGGTAAGATGAGGAACCTATAGAGACACTTTTAGCCATTCTGGATGTTCCTGTCCATCCAGTAAAGTTGAAGGGAGCATTGGAAACATTATTTACGTTAAAATTTGCCCTAAAATCTGCTCCGGAGTTAATAACAAAGTGAACATGATAAGCAACTCCAGAATCAGTATCAAATGTTATGTTTTTAGTTGACATTTGGGACTCCTAAAGAGGATACTACTTCTTGTTGCTTTAAGTATAATTTATAATAGCACTTTGCAATATTTTTGATTAATTCAATATCTTCTATATTATCTATTTCATTTGAAACTTTAAAGTATTCAAAACTTTTACTTAAATTTTCAAGTTGTATTTTATCTGGATCCATCAAGTAAACTCCTTAGTAAAGATTTAATTTCGTCAAGGTCACCCTTCATATTAGCAAGATCATATTCAAGATTCTGTAACTTTTGATTCTCCTCATTTTTTGCATTACGTTTTGAAATATACTCTTGATATTCTGTCATATTTTTGTTTATTATTGAATTTGTATTGGGGTCTCTCATTAAATTTGAGTGACCCTCAACTTTAATATAATTCATATCATGCTAAAGCAATAACTCTAAGATCTTTCAATCTTGGTACATAAGTCTGATTCGTAGAAGTCAGAAGAATTTTGATTCTATATGATCTAAATGCAGGCAATTGATCAATACTGAAAGAATATTCCTTATACTCCAAGTCTTGTGGGGAAAATGCTAAATGTGTTGATGGAGAAACAAAAGAATCTGGACGACCATCATTTAGTGATGGATCAATAATTTGCTTTCTATCATTCAAATTCATATATCCTGGGAATGGTACAAAAACTGGAGTAAAGTTTTGATTTTGTCCAATTGCATAGAAAACACGAATATCTGAATAAAGGTTGATATTCGCATTTGCTAGAACTAATAGAGATGATGCAGAATTTTCCAAATTAATTTCTTTTGAAATATATTGGAAAGAAGTAGGATCATCTGATATGCTATTAACTCTATTATCAGTAGAATAATTACTTATAACGCTATTTACTCTATTTGAAGTAGTTATAACATTAACTCTTTGAGTATCAATAACTGGACTCAGTTTAGTGTTTGTTGTGTTCAGAGACAATCTCATATTTAATGATTTATTTCCAGGTAAATTTGTTAATTTAATATCTTCGTTAACTTTAGATGAGATTATTCTAGTACTATCCAAATAATTTGTTTTATTCAAGGAGATAGTTTCAAATCCATTATCTACAAATGGAATTTCTGACCCACTAATACTCTTTCCAGTTACTGTTCTGAGTTCTCCACTTAATGATGTCCCCTGAACAGTAAGATTTTGTACCATTGGAGTAATTAATTCAAATGGAATATTTTGAGTTGCTTTAATATTAAATCCTCCAGTTGATTTTGATGAATTTAAGTAGAGTTTAGGGAAACCAGTTCCAACAGATCTGTCAGTTCCATTTGAGGTCATATTAAGTTTAACATAATATGAATCAAAGGTTATTGGATCAGATACTGTTACATCACTGAGATTGTGTGTAGTATTGATTCTGTTTAAAGAGACTCCGCCAAGTTCATACTTATAAACAGGAGTTCCTGCAGGATAATTTTTTGGATTTGATCCTCTTGTAATTGTCCCGCCAATAACTCCACCAGATGTGGATGTGTAAGAAATAACTTCTTCTCCAATCAAAATATATCCAGGATTGGTAGTTCCGACACCAACATTTTCAAATGTATTAAAGTTTGCAATACTGCTTAATGAAAGAGATGAAGTAGAATCAAAATTATATGCAACATTTAATTTTGATGGTGCAATGTCTGGAGTTACTCCAGAAATAGTTACATAGTTTTGATTGGAATACATTCCATGATTTTTATGATTAACTTGAATATGTAATCCATCAGTTTCAGTATTAATCTGACTTATTGTTACATTTCCTCCAGTAGATGCATTTAAAGTAGTTGTAACTCCAGAATTATTAATGTATTGTACTGTATTTCCAACTCCTGTTATAAAATCTCCTTGAACATTATCTAGAATTAGTTGATTAACTGCAGAAATTGATCCAACAGAAAGTCTTATATTTTTTCCAACTGAAGATATTCCAATAGGACCAATACTTAAAACATCTCCAACTTGATATCCAGTTCCTCCACTTACAATTGTTGCTGCAACAGCCACTCCATTACTAATGGTAACATTTGCAGTCGCATCTCTACCACTACCAGTAATAGTTGTAAGATTAATACTGTTGAAAGTTAATCCACCACTTGTAGGTGTATATCCTATTCCAGGATTGATTATACCAAGAGTTCCTGTAGCAATTCCAGCAGATCCTACATAATTTCCTGTTGCATTTGTATTTGATTGTAGAACAGTATTCCCCAAAGTTAAACCAGAATCATTTAAAGTTGATCCAATTCCAATTCTAATTCTCTTTGAATTTGTAATCAGAGAATTTGGGAGTAGTGTTGGTATTTGATTATTACCAGATGTTAATTCTGGATTGTAAAACTCTACAGTACCTGAAGTTAAAAAGTCTGCTCTATAAAGAGTAAATTTAAGATCTTCCCACTGACTTGCTTCCCAAGTAGATGCATTTTGTGATTTGAATAGAGAACCAAGAGTTGGTTGATTTGAAATAAATGTTTGTGTTAATAGATCATTTTCTCCAATTCTTGAAATATATACGCTATATTTTGTAGAATTTGAAGCAAGGCATACGCAATAATCTTTTCCACCCTCTAGATAAACGGGAGCTTTAAATACAAATGAAGTTGCAACAGATCCGTCAGATGAGGTATTTACTTGATCTGGATCTAAAGTGACCTCTGAAAGTGGTAAAACTTTCTGTGTTGGGAATCCGTTCTGCATCGTTCTTAATTGGAACGTTACAGGAATATCCATATCATCTTTAGATCTAAAGAAGACATCGCATCTGGTCAAGAAAACTCCAGTTTCATCTTCAACTAAGAATGATTGTGCAAGAGGATCATACCATCCAACAAGAACTTGTCTCTGGGTTCTAGAAATAACACTACTCGAAACAATCTGAGTTCCTGTCGTTCTTGATACTGCATTTTGCTCAAATTCTTGCTTATTTTGAATTCTTGCATTTCTAACAGAAATAATATTTTCTTGAACCGTTTCTAGTGTTCCACTTGAAATAAATCCTTCTTCTGCAATTGTTGTAGCTGCATTCTGGTCATTTAAATTATTATTGACTAGAGTAAATGTTTTAGTACCAGATTCAAATTTTGGATGGATATTGATATTTGGATTTGGAATAAAGAAACTACCAATCAATGTTGCAGATATATCGGATACTAATCTTAAATTAGTAATTGTAGCTTGGGCACCACTTGTTTGACCAACCAGTCTCATTCCAGATTCAACCCATCCACTATATTGTCCTTGTGGTTGATTCGATAAAGAGAAAGTATCAACGTTTAAAATTGTTGAGGTTGAAGAATAGGTTGCCTGAATTGTTTGTCCAGTATATGGGTTATATGAGAAAGTTGAAGTCGCTGAATTGTATGGTCCTTCTTTATGATCTGATTGAGCAACTCTAAATGTTATCTTAGGAGTATTTTGTCCGGATTCTGGTCCAAGTCCAGTTTTTTGTGCTACACCTATTACAGTTTCTCCAACTTGGAAAGTTCCCGAAACCATGCTTATTTCAAGAAGTTTAGGGACACAATATTTTGTAACATCTACACCATCAAAGAACGCATATAATTGTGTTAATGGTTTGACTTTTTTAGAAATAAATTGAATATTTCTAGATCTCATATAAGGAATAAGATTTCTGCTTACGACTCTATCCCCAACTGAAGTCTTATCAAATTGTTCCGTAACAATTGTCCTCAAACCAGTTCTACTAGTAACACCAGTATCTCTAGTCTCTCTAAGTTGATCTTGGATTACAGAAGTTGTTTGGGTTTCAAATGATGCACGAGCTCCACCACCACCTCTCCAAGCACCTCCAGAAACTTCGGTTCTTGTCGCTGTTGTATTAACAATTTCAGTTCCAGTCCAATTAGTTTGCCATGCATTCCAAACGACAGGAGCAAATCCAGTCTGAGGATCTACATTTAAGGTTTTAACTGCATTTGCAAGAGTTTCTGCATAATTTCCTTCAGTATTAATAATCTTTGCTTCTAAACGAGTTGTATCTACCCATGTATCTGATGAAGGTGTTAATTCTACAGTTCCCTGCCAAAAACTAATTAAGAAAGGAGTTACACTTTCCGATCTTGTTGCAAAAGATTGCTTAAACCACTCTACTTCAGCATAATCTAGTGTTACAATATCTCCAGATTTTCTAACATTTGTTCCTTCTATTGGAGTAAATTGCAAATCATCTGTTGGGTCAATACCAATAACTGGACCGGCAACTAGATCAATTGAATTTGTATAGTGTGCTGGTCTAAGTTCTTTATTTTCAATATCAATACTATTTTTATATAAGATACTATCTTCTTGTGCAAGAAGAGAAGTGAAATTATCTACAAAAAATCCAGATTTAAATCTATTCAATCCATTATCATCAGAAACAAATAAATTCGCAGTATTAGTTTCAAGAAGAGATAGTGTGGTATAATATTCGATATTTTTAATTCTATTTTCAAGTTGTTTAATATCAACCATTCTATATCTCTTATGATCCAAAAACTCCATTGAAGCTTGGGATACATTATAAAGATAAGGTGGAAGAATTACGGTCGCAATTTCAAGAGCATCATCGACAGAAACAGGTTTTTCAAGTTTTTCAGATGGAGTTCCATATTTAACTTGCATTTTTCCGTCTTTTGTGACGTAAATTCTATCTATTCTTCCTAGATAGAATGAAAAAGTAGTTACAATCTGTTCATCTGAAGCTAGTATATTTGCTGCAGAGTTTCCGGATCCATTAAAAGTTCTTCCATAAAATTCTAATGGAGATCTTACATTTTCTGCAACCGAGAAATCAGTAGTCTTTGGTCTTATATCAATAATATCAGAATTTCTTATCCCACTAACAGTTTGAATTTCTTTTCCATAATCAAATCCAGTATAAGAATTTATTGTCGTAATATCTCCATCATCTGTAGAATCATAGTATCCATTTGAGAAATATATTCTTAATTTTCTTGATGGTTCTTCAGCATTAGATTTTCTTGAAATAACTCCATAATCATAAAAAGTATCTTTTTGACCGTTTGTAAAAATAAAGTTGGATGAAATATTTGAACTTGGAGAATTTAAAGTAGTAATTACTGCTGTTATATTTGACTCTGCAAATTTAATTGTTTCGCCTTCTTTAAAATTATTTTGATTTTTTGAAATAAATGAAATCTGAGAGTCTGTAAGTTTTTCTGCACATATGCCAATTGCTCCACTAAGTTGACCAACAAATTGTTCTCCAATAATTAAATCTGCAGTTTTTGTCGATGGTCCACTAATTGAAGATAATATTACTGTTGGCGCTGAAGGGTTTGATGTATCTAATGATTCATAAATCGCATGTACTTCAACAACGTCTGAAACGTTTAGGGATAAATTTTGATCCTGAACCCTAGTTCCATATGGATAATTTCCATATACTAGACCGTCATTCAGAGTAGTTGATCCAATACCCGAAGATGAATAAGCAGATCTATTGATTAATATTGAATTAACTCTATTTTTTCTCTTTATTTTTGCTTTTGGTTTAGATTTTGTTAAACTAGCAATTAAAGTAGCTCCAATATTATTGGAACCTAAATTGTATATCTGCAACTGCGTTGAACCAGAAATAAAAGCAAATTTATCAGAAGTAAGAACCTCGGTTGTTCCATCAGACCTGATTAATGAATATCTTTCCTCATCAAAAGGTAAAAATGTTTCATTAGTTCCTGCACTAACTGGAGTAGATAGTTGATTTCCGGAAATATTAACGGTATATGATTTTCTTATTGTTAGTGAAGAGTTGGTAAGATCTACTGAAGAAATATTGTTCTTTGGTAATTTTGTATAAAGAGTATTATCGGTGGAACTTTCTAAATTGGTTGTTAATATCTGTAAATCTGTTACTGATAGTGAACTTGAAGGTAATACACTACTTGTAATTCCAGGTACTGATTGTACTTGAGTAATAGTGACCAAAGTTGCACCAACACTAACAACCCTAGCAATTATTGGATCGGGTGAAGAAGCACTAGTATATCTAACTAAATTGCCGGGTTTGACGATTGTTCCTGGGAATAAAACATTTGTGCTTGTTATTGTACTAATACTTCCAGAATATGAACTAATAGTTGCTATTCCAACAGAATATGCGTTAGATTGAATTGTATCAGCTGTAAATGTAGACGCAGATCCTACAATACCATAAACAGATTTAATATCAGAAATTCCATATGACGTTACTGCGACAGCAACTCTTCCGTTGTTTATACCATTAAAGCTAAATGATTCATTTGCTATAAAATCTCCATTTTTTTCATATAAAACAAGAGATTTTGAGTTTGAAACTGCATCTTTTAGGAATGCTGTAGCTCCACTCGAATTTCCTTTTACAAAAGTTGGAATTGAAAGTGTAGTTGGCTCATTGAGAGTTATTTCAGTTGTTGTTTGAATATCATAAAGAGATATATTCCACTGATTTGTATTTAAATTAGAAGCATTGTATGATCCAGATTCTAGTTTAAAATCATAAACTCTTGCTACTCCAATTTCTTTCCCTGGGGCAGTTGTTTGAGCAGATCCAACTCTTTCGCTTCTTAAACTTAGAACATAAGTATTTCCAACACCAACAACTGGAGAACCATAAACTCTATTTAATCTTAATGTTGGTCCGGTATTATAATTAATTCCTAAATTTTCTAATGTTTTTGTTGTTCTTGGCTTTGGTACGTCTAAAAATGTTGAGGAAACTGTTTCAATTTCATATCCCCTTACAAAGGCTTTTCCTGGAGATACTTGATATACAGCTAAATCATCAGATGGTGTAGATCCACCATAAGTAAATTGTCCAATATTGAAAATACCACGATTTCCCAATCCATTATTTAAAGATTCTTTTATAGAAACATCAAAGGGGTTTACATAATAATCGCCAGATTCTGAATATGTTCTTCTTGCTAGTTCATCTGAAATTATATTGTAACTGGTCGTTGTTTTTTGTGATATAAGAACACCATCTTTAACAGTTGCTAATTCAACAAATGAATTATCATTAAAATCATCTAAACTTTTTTTAAATAAAGAGACTGAGATCTTTAATCTATCTGCACCTGGTGCTGAATAGTTATTAAATCCCTGGGAATTGTCATTTAGTGACTCATCAATATCAGCGTTTACAATTTCCTCATTAACAAATAAACCTATTCTATAATTTGGTTTATTTGTATATTGATCAAGAATTAATGTTTCTGAATTAACATTTACAAATTGTCCACGAACAAAATAAACACCATCTGTTATTGAAAATGCAGATCCAATTGAAGTTGCATTATTTGCTACTGTAATTCCAAAAGGAGAACCTGCAGAAATGGTTGAGTTTCCAAGAAGTCCGGAAGAAATTGATACGTTTGATACTAAAGATTCTCCATCAAAAAACTGTTGAGTTGAATTATTTTGAGTGCTAGAACCAATATAACTAACGTATAAAGTTATATTACCTCTCTCAGAATCGGTTGGCGACAATACTTGATTAACTACTGCAGTAATTCCAGAAATTTGCCCAGTAATTTTTGACCCTATTAGCTGATCTGCATAAGCTAATAGGGGCACTCCTAGATAAGTATTATTTAACTCGACCGCATAATAAAGTGCATTATATGCAGTGTTTCCTGGAATAACTTTAGCACCCTCTTTAAAAAAGTGCTGTCCAAATTTTTCAATCTGGTTTTGTAATATTGATTGTAAAGTTGTCAGTTCTCTTGCCTGTACAGGGTATCCAGGTTTAAAAAGAACTCTATAATAGTCATTATTTGCATCAAAATCATCAAAATATGGAGATGTATTGAGATTAGTTTGCTGAGACATAATTCTTTAGAACTGCAAAATGACTTTAATATCTTCTTTTTGATTTGATGATCTTGTAATTGATGGCCTGTTATCTACATAAATGATACTACCACTGTATTTTTTAACCTCAGGTGAAGCAATACCATTTGTAAATGATTGCCCAAGATAATAGGTCCTACTATTTATTACTGTTGATAGACCGGTAAATGAAGTACTTATTGATAAATTAACACTTCCACCAACTATAGTTACACTACCGCCTGTTGAAGGTGAGCTTGTAAATTCAGTGAGGTCATATCCATAAGATGGATTTGTTATCCCAATTCCTGCGGTGGTAAACCCTGCAAAAGTTCTATCTTGCCAGTACTTTAATACCCCTGTTGTTTGATCATAACTTACAACTCTTCCAACAGCAGTAGTTCCCGTCGATACTGTCTGATATATGTAAGAATCTGCAGTAAATGTGGCAGAGCTATAACCTATTCCAGTTAATCTAAGTGCAGGTAGGGCACTTGCCTTATCTAAGGTTAATATTTGAGAAGATGCAAAAGATTTGGGATCTTTTACAATACCAACCCTGGCAATTTGATTTCCTGTAATAAAATCTGGGTTTTCTACATCATTTTCTATTCTTGAGTAAAGAAGAACATTGTATGCTCCAAGTTCCCTATAGATATCATATCCATGTCCTCCCTGAGGGGGAATGATAACATCAAAAGTTGGAGTTGTTGTTCCAGTTGGAGCTCCTCCAGCAGCTAAATCAACGTTCCCATAGGTATATCCAGATCCTTGATTTGAAACAACTACAGATTCTACTTGCTGATCATTGTTAACTACAATTGTACACTCTGCTCCTGTACCGTCACCTCTAATTGGAACCCTCGTATAAGTTCTATTTGCAGTCCCTACACCAACTCCTCTATTAGTAATTGTTACAATTTTAATAGATCCATCCACTGCGTTATCTCTTACGGCAGAATTTTCTGCTGCAGTATCCCAATCAGAAGGAACTGGCATAAAATCTGTAGAATCAAATTTTACAATATCATTTGGTTTAATAGTATACAGATACTTCCATATATAACCATCTCCACTAGAACCAGCAGATCTTGGCTCTAAATCTGTAAATGTTGGCTCATCTAATGAAGGTTTTCCATTTGGATTTTCTGGATTTGTTCCGTTCTGTAAGCAGATATAAACCCTATAGTCACTATTTAAAACATAAAAGAATGAAGAGTATAAATTTGTCGATCCAGAGACCTTCGCAGTGTTTGATCTACTATAGTCATGACGGTACATATCATATACTGTACCTGATGACCAAACTCTCTTTTGTATGACCTGTCTTATATCACTTGCATTGATTTTTTTCAATGCAATCATCGTATCCCAGTAATTATTTTCTTCGTTAAAATTATCTTTTGGTGAAGGTGGGGTGGTATCCCAATCAGACTGAATATCAGTTGCATTTGGCAAACCAATAAAAGAATAATAAGAATTTCTAGAGGTAGTAACTCCCGCTACAAAATTTTTAGCATTCAATATTCTAATTTGATCGGTTATAATTGCAGCCATTTTATGAGTTTTTTATCTATTTATCACATATAGTTCAGATACTTCAGAGAATTTGACCTTCTAATCATTGTACCAGTACTTAAACCAACAAATCCCCTCAAGGTATATGCATTATATGAATTATCTTTAGATCTTGAACCTAAAGAAATTCTTCCCCAACTAAATTCTCCATAAAAATTACTAAACCCAATTCCACTTAGTCCATTATATGATGAAAGACTTGCAGTTACTTTTGCAACATATGTGAATCCAAATCCAACTGTGGATGTTTGAGCTATTGAGACTGCTACAGCCTGATATACATTATCTAAGAAAGTTGATCCTACTCCAACAACTGCTCTAGAAGAATTAAGAGAAGTTACACCTCTACCGACATTAGAATTGTATACGACAAAGTAGTATCCTGGTTGAATTGCACTAACGGTCGTCACACCACTTATCGCAGAATTTCTTAAGAACGAATTATTTGGAATAAGAAAATCAAATACAATTGCTGTAGATGCAACTCCAACTGAAGTAGTTGCTATACCTGTGATTATTCCAAAATCACCCTCATAAGAATTAACAGTATTACTTTCAATACTAAAGAATGGTAACTCAATCAATACATTTGGTGGAGATATAAATGTATATCCTGTACCTGGAGAAGTTACTGTTATAGAAGAAACTGTACCACCAGCAGAAATTGTTGATGATGCCTGTGCTCTTTGAGTTGTTCCCAAACCCACAGGATTTTGTATAGTTACCGAAGGATTAGTTGTATATCCAACTCCACCATCAGAAATAACTATTCTAGATATAGTTCCTGCAGTAGATACAACTGCAGTTGCAGCTGCTGCTACTTTAGAATCCTGAGATATAATTGCAATATCTTTCTGGAAAGAAAGCGATGTGTTATTCTCATTTAATGGATTGAAAAATGGTCTTATATTATCAACATAAACAATTGTCGATCCAATTCCAACAGATTGAATAAGATATGATGATGGATAAATAGACGCTTCGTAGAGAATTCTATCTTTTCCAATTCCTTTCTCATTTATAATCTTATCTTCAGTTTGTCTACACCAAACAACAGGTCTCAATAGTGTTTCATCTGATGTATTTCCTGGACCAAAATAAGGATTTGTATTTACCAAATCAGTTGAATTTATATTCGTAACTGTTCTTGTTTCCTCTTGCAATGTTGAACTTTGTCCACTAGATGAATCATAACCTATTGTTAATTCATCACCTATTTTTACAGTTTCTAAAATATTTCTTTCAACGACATCAATAGAACCGCTTCCTTTGTAGAAAATAATTTTTGAACTATCTCCAGATTTTGGTGGTTCTGCAAATGTTATAGAACTTCCTCCTGGGAAATAATAAGCTTCTCCAGGAACTTGAAGAACATCATTGATAAAAACAAGTAATGAGTCTTGAACACTTATATTTGAACCTTTTGAAGCAAGTATTGAAACAAGACTTCCTAGATAAGTGATTGGGAAAACAACTCTTTTTCCATTGAATAGACTATCCAAATCATCTAATGCTTGTAATTGTCCAATAGACCATCCAGTAAATTTATCTGAAAATGTATTCTGAACACTAATTTGAAATTCTCTGAATAATGCACTTGATGTTGTTGGAATTCCAGTAAGTCCACCTGGGGCAATTGTTAAAATTTCTCCTTGCCCATATCCATATCCCGTATTTTTTAGCTCAAAATCAATAATACTAGATCCTTGTCCAACAACAATATCAATCGTTGCTTGTGTTCCAATTCCAGATGAAGATGAACTATAAATTAATGGAATATTTGAATATGAAAGAGGATCGTCAATAACTACATATGGTCTACTTGTTGAAGTGTATCCAGATCCTGGATTAGTTATGCTAACTGGAGATACAACATATCCACCCCTAATTGTCGCAATTCCAATATGAGTGATTGTAGAAATTCCAGAGGTATTAATACCACTAGTACCAACACCAACATTTACATACCCTACTGTAGGATTTGTTATTGAAACAATAACTTTAGTTCCAGATGGGATTTGTCTTGTTGATGTGCTAGCGGATCCAATATTGATAGTTGTTGTACCAACTGATATGATATTTGCATTGGAAATATAAGTTCCAATACTTACTTTACAATTTGAACCACTATTTGTAAATTCTAAAACTTTAAAGACACTATTATTATTAGCAATAGCAAAAACAGTAGATCCTATGCCTGTAATGGATGAAGTATTTGTAACAACCTGATACAGATTTGCTGCCCTATATCCAGAACCACTATTTCCAATGCTGATAGAAGAAACTGTACCTAATCCAGATATTGAGGCAGTTCCTCCAGCAGAAACAAGAGGTTGATACCCAAATCCTTCAGATGAACCAACCGATACAATAATTCCACCAACTGGAAGATTTGAATTGTTTATGTCATATGAAACTGAAATTCCAGTTCCAACAAAACTAATTGAAGTTATTCCAGTGTTTTCTGAAAGAGTATATCCTGCTGATAATCCAGGTTCTTGGAAAATATCATTTATTAATATGATAGCATTTTCATCATAAATACCACTTACATTAGATTTATTCGACTTTAGTGTAAAATCTCTTCTTATTCCATTAAATGCAGAAGAAATATCATCAAAGATATAGTTTTTATAATAAGTCTCATTAGACGTATTTGGTACACCAGATCTCAAGAAAGTTCTTCCTTGGAAACTAGAAGATGTAGATATTCCCACCCAATCTCTTTCATCTGGTGCATTTGTACTTGTGCTCAGTGGAATATTTCCATATGGTGCTTCAACAAAATTAATAGTATTATCGACAATATTATAATTTCCGGAAACTTTAGTTACTAAAGATCCTGTTGAATATCCTGCAACTACAGTTCCAAGCCATGGTCTGCGAACTCTTATTGCATTAGTACTCCCAAATCCAACAGCATCAATTCTCATAATTTCGCTTCCAATCTTGATTAAATCTCCTCCAAAAAATGAAGTAATCCCACTAAAATATAATACATCATCAGTTGTATATGCATTAATTGATAATGTAGTAGTAACTGCACTTGCAACAACTGGAGATTGAATTAAATTGTCAATCGCTACTAGAACTTTAGCATTTTGATTTTTGGATGTAAATGAATGGGTAGTACCTATACCAACACTTGTAATATCTAAAGTTACTGGAACCGATTTGAGAGCATCTGCTGCACTAGCAGCCAACCTAATCGAATTATTATTGAGTTTTACTGCATAGACACTTGAAGGCAATCTGTTAGTAGTTCCAACACCAACAAAGCTAGTTGTAGCTATACCAATCGCTGTCGTACTTCCAGCTCCTGCATTAGTATAAATTAACTCCTCACCACTTACAAAGAAGTGGTTTGGTAATTTTATAATATTTGTTGTAGTATCAACCACAGTGGAATCGCTAGCATCAAAATATCTTTGGAAAATTTTATATCCATCATGTGATAGTTCAAATGCTCTCTTAATATCTCTTTCTGTACCATAATACACGCCATCATTTGTTTCTAATGTAGCATTATTAAAATCAACAACATCTTTCTCATCATCTTGATATCTTAAAGCATTAAAGAATATTTTTACTTGAACATTTATATTTGGAAGAGGTGTAAAAGTTATTCTGGTTGATGTTGTTGTTGCTGCTCCCACAGTTCCCAGTCCAGCAAAAGTTTCTACATTTGCATATTCTGCAAAATAAGTCTCTGCGTCATCATCTAAGATAACAAGTTCTGATAATTGATGTCTATTGTTAGTTGTATCGGAAACTTGAAGTATTGCATAAGCGCAGTCATAATCTTGTGGATATTCTGCAATTACGGTAGCTACTGGAGATGGTGATGAAGATATTGATGTTGATCTTGCACTTAATCTAGCACGTTTCATATCAAAAGTTCCAATACCAGATGATAAAGTATTACCAATAGCAACTTGTATCGTATTAACAGTTACACCTATTCCAGCAAATGGAGTAAAATCAATTTTTAATTGAGATCCTGAAAGATATGGGTAGTAAGTTCCCAGACCTGTATTTGAATATTGGTTAGCGGATATAGTTGTTAATTGTCCATAATCTATAAATTCTATCGTTGTACCATCATGCAAAATGCTCAATTCATCAAATTGATAATCACCGTTTGAACCCGTTATTTCCACTAAAACCTTTGCTGACGTATAAGTACTAGCAATTCCAACAATCGTGGTTGCTCCAGAAGAAACACTAACGCTGCTAGTTTTTATATCTACAATACCACCAAAACTAGATGAACCTGCGCCAGTAAGATTATCTTTTAGATTATATGATAATGTAGTTACATTATAATCATTTACTGTATATTTTGTTGGATAGAATAATAAAATACCCTCTGTTCCCTCAATAGCAAAATCAAAAGATCCTTGATCATATGTAGATTCAACCCTACCATATTGGCTAATATATCCTAAAGAACCATCATGCAAAAGAGTTACGAGCATTACCTGCCTCTGTCCACTATATCTTCTATCTCTTACATAGGTAATGTATTTTTGGGCTCTAGCATCACCAAGATCAAATCTATGAACCTCACTAAATCTTGATGATCTAGGATTACTATTAAATTGAGAACTAATATCATCAATATATAAAACTCTATTTCCAACTGACTCAAAATAGTCAGTCAAAATTCTACTTGAAAATGTTATTTCATCTGAAAAACTAGATGATCCAATCTGTAAAGAATTTTCCCTTACAGAATCAAAATCATAAACGCAATTTAAATCAACAAAACTTACAATATCAGTTGTAGAATCAAAGTATGTTAAATCTGTTGAAAGACCAACAACCATAGAGTTGGAATTTAATTTTGGTAATGCTGACTCTAATTGATAATCTGCAAACCGTTTAAATCCTAGAGTGTGATTTAAAGTATCTACAGAATCTTTCCAAGTATCATAATCTACTTTAGATTTAAGTGAATATGAGAAATTTTGATAATAATAACTATCCTGAATCTTTTGTAAATTTTGATTTAAAAATCCAGCATCATCTTGCCATCCCTTCTCAACTTTTGATTTTGAGTTTAATTTTAAGAATGAATCAAACCTGTTGAGAGTGGAAATAATACCTTGTGTTTTAGATACTGAACCTTCTACAGTTTCTCCGATAACAAAATCTTCTGTAGAACGTATTTTTAAATAATTTGTCAAATTATTCCAACTTTCAACATATCCATTTGCCGAAGGCGACTTAATTGCTTCATCAATTAAGAAATTATTCTTTTTAAGAATTGGGTTAAAGATTGGGAAATACTTTTGAGGTACAATTCGTCCAGAAGAATTTGTAGAATCATAATTTCCAGGAATTTCGCCTGAATTTAAAAATTGACCTATATTGTATTTTACTGTAGCATTATTTCCGCCAAGATTTGCGTCAACATAGTTTATTGTGAATAATTGATAGTTATAATCTGATGAATTGTAACCTTTAGCAGTAGAATTAACGCCTACACTAATGTTTTCTATTAAAACTTTATCGTTAATTGCAAATGGGAAAGAATCTGCAGTGCTAAATCCTACAGATAATACAACTGTTACATCTTTAGTTATTGAATCAAAACTTATAGAACTAATTCCAACACCATTTGAATTTTGTGTTGGTAGTATCGTTGGAGTTACATTGTTCAATCCATAAGCATTTCTTAGTATTGTTACTTGAGTATCTCCAAGATTATATCTAAGGTCAACTTCAGGAACAATTTGGTTTGTTTTTCCATCAAGAACTACCAATTTTGCGGGGCAAGTATATCCTCTTCCTACAGAAGTAATTCCTATAGACTCAAATGATGCTAAGGGATCTATTTTACAAATCTGAGGTAAAGAAACACTTGGTCTAATAGTAAAATCTGATGGAAAATCAAATCCAATATCGTTAATTTTAGTTTTCTTTATTTTTCCTATAGTATTACTAGATGCCTCTAATAATGCATTTGATCCAATATTGGAAATAACTGAGGTTATTCCTGGAAGAGAATAATAATTTTGTCCCTTGTTTACGATATCAATTTTGGAAATAGGTCCATATGCGGACAGAGAATCTGTCTCATATTCCAATATAGACGTTGTGGAAGAATAAGAAGTTGCTTCTGGAGTTTGTGATAAATTATATGTAAATGAATTTGTTGATGCAATAGTTACATTGTGCTTACCATTATAAACACTTGTCCTTACCTGAATTTCATTATTTGAAAATACTGAAGAATCTATATTTACTTGCGCTTTTTCTGCAGGAAGATTAATATTATTATAAATTGGTACTAGTGTATAGTAAAGTTTATCCGGAATGTAATCATTAACAGTCAAAATTACCTTTGCATCAGTAGTTACACCAACAGTCCCATACTTTTGTATTTCAAAAACGTTGGTTTCCTTTGTCGAATTGAATACTTCCGTAAAATTAGAATCTTTATAGAAAGTTAGATCAAATGCAGGGTATCTATTTGATAAACTTAAATATGAAAGGGAAGAATCTGATAAATCAAAGGTTACTGTAGAATTTCTATATACCTGAATTGGTGGATTGACCGGAGAAAGGGTTCCGCTTGAAGAACTAGTAATACCTACTATTGTTGGTTTCTGACCAATAGAACTGTAGTAATTGTTTGAAAGTCTGATATTATTATCATCAACAATAACAACATAATAAATTTGATTATCTTGAAGTCCTCCAGATGGAGATGGTGAATTATGAATTACTTTTTGACCATTAATAAATCCATGATTAGTAATTGTTATTGTTTCGGTGGATGTATTAACTCCAGCTGATGAGAATGATTTTGGAGATACTAATAATTTTCTATTATAATCATTGTATTTAATTACAAATGATGTCGATATTGATGGATTTACATCAACAAAAACATTATCATCATTTTGCAATCCATGAGTTTCTCCGACAGAAACTGTAACTAAATTCCTAGAAATTCTGCCACTTATAACTGAATAATTTGTTTTAAAACTATGATATGTTCCTGTTCCTATTCCAGTAAAAAATAAAGTACTTAGCCCATTAGTTGCTGTAGTAATTCCCAAAAACGTTCCAGTAGATCCAAGACCAACTTTTACTGTAGATATTCCTATCAGGTCATCAGAAACTTTTGCGACATAAAGAATGGATTGGTCCGAGAGAGTAACTGAACTAGAAATTCCATTTGTAGAAACTCCAATTGCACTACCGCCATTTAGAGAATATACAAGTTGATCTCCAGTTTGTAGTTGGTGGTTTGGAATATAAATCGTTTTAGTTGGAATAAAAATTTGGGTAATTCCTACTCCAGGATTTGAGAAGAATATTGTTGTACCAATTCCAACTCCAGATCTAGTACCTAATCCTACAGATTGTCTGGGATCAAAATATATTTCTTTATTGATTTTATAATCATAAGAAGTTTTAAAACCAGAATTTATTGTAAGTTTTCTTGGATCTTCGTATAGAACTTCTGTAGCAGTGTGCGATGATCCTACAGTACTATCAATAGATCTTAGAACTCTAATTCTAGAAGAATTGTTATCAACAGCCAAAACTTTTACTCTTTCACTGCCTATAACAAAAATATCATTTTCTCTAATATAATTTTGATTTAAATTTCCAACAACTGAAAAATAAGTATCTATTCCAGTAACAGTGCTGGCGCCAATTCCTGCCGAAAGAGTTAAGGTATTGATAGTTGAGATTCCAACCTTATAAGAACCTTCTATTAGAGTTGCATCTGTACTTAATCCAGAAACAGATATTGTATCTCCATTTGTGAATTTATGGGGATTTGGAGAAATTAAGATGAGAGATCCTTTATTATCAGTTGGATAAAACTCTACATTATAAATTGTACTTGTTGCAACACTAACAGAATTTACAGATTTTCCTTTTAATCTTGAAACTTTAGCACTTGCACTGTATCCACCTGATGCATCATTATCAAAGACTACAGAATCATTAACTTTATAGTTACTACCACCTGTTGTTATTCCAATACTTTCAATATATCCGGGAGAAGCATACTTTACATCAATAGTCTGATTTAAAAGGTTTGGTACTGTTAAGTATGAATATGAAGAACTATTATCGATTAAATTATATGGATAAGTATTTCTTGACCAATCTGTCTGATTTAAATCAATTTCATCTTGATTTGATGACTTTTTAAAATTAAAATCGTTTGGTTTTGATTTATAATTTTCTCCAATTAAATATGGAAAAACTGGTCTCTTATATCCAGAGAAAGTTCCTGAAGAATCTGCATAAGAATTATTAATGGTTGCAAAATAAGCATAAGTTCCATTAGGAAACTCTGGAGTTACGCAAAATCTTCCGTTATTTTCATCTAAAACAGTTTCGTCCGAAACTTTTAAGTAAGTATAATCTTCAGTAAAAAATCCTAGAGGAAATTCTGTTAATGATGGTCTATTTGGCTTTAAGTCTTCAACATACCCAGACTTCATCTGAGATATTATTCCACCCTGCTTAGTTACATATCCATATGGTCCATAAATTGGGTTTCCATCATATGCCCATCCAATAATTGGAGAATGATCTGTTGAGACAACTTCATTATTATCTATTTTTTTCAGATCAGTTTTTGATCCACCATATAAAATATTACCTGTCTGATCTACTGAATAAATTATTTCTCTTAATTTTCGTGGAGCATATACATGAGTATACTGCAAACCATAATTCGAATTTAGTGAACTTACTATAAATCCATCATCCGTTGTAATATTATTAAAATACTTTTGGAAAAGATTGACATTCCATGATTTTATTTTAGGTAAAAATTTAACTCCTGTTCCAGCAGAAGTAACAATTATTGAGGTTGTGCTTGATTTATATCCGGCACCACCTTCAATTACTTTTACTGATTGTATCTTTCCATTTTCAACGATTGGAGTAATTGAAGCACCTGTTCCATCTCCATTTACAGTTAAATCTGGTGGAGAATTATAACCATTTCCTCTATCATTAACAATTACTTCGACTAATTTTCCATCAGAAATAACGGGGGTAAATTGTCCACCAACTCCAGCATTTAGAGTAACTGATGGAATCCTGTTATAATTTAAAATATCCGGAGATCCATAACCAACTCCAGTATTAGAAAGATGAATAGAAGTTATCTCGCCCCTAAAAATTGGTTGAACGATTGCTTTGAAGTTGCTTCCGCTAGTAGAAGCAATTCCAATATTCCCTACAATCTCAACAGAAATTTCTGGATAATTAAAAATATGGTTTCCAGAACCAACAGAATTTAATTTAACATACTGGTTCGTTTTATAATAAAAATCTTTATCTGAAGTAGTAATTCCTACCTGTGAAAGTTTAAAACTATCATCATCAATCCTCGTTACATAATAATTTGTATTTGTTGATAATCCACTAATTGATGTACCATCTGTATTATATGTTATTATTTCTCCAGATTTAAATTCATGATTTTTTAATTGTATAGAATCTAAAGAAGTGCTGATTCCACTGGACGAAACTGTCTTTTTCTTATTCTCATATCCACTTCCTGGATCAACTATAGTGACAGATGCTAAAACTGATTTTTTATCGTAAGATTGTAAAGCATGACTTCCGACGCCATAAGATGTTAATGTAATCGTATTAATACCAGATACAGCATCATCTAATGTTTTATGCAATCTAACTGTATATGGATTTGTTACTGAAACATAGTATGATGAATCTGTCGATAATCCACCAACTGCTTTTTGTCCACTTGTTTTATAGATAACTCTTTCGGAATTTCTAAATTTGTGATAAGTGCTAAATCCAATAGTTGATAGTGAACTTCCTAACGAAACAAGAGCAGCATTTGATTGTGAATTGAAAGATACTTCATATGAAATTAATTTCATATTTGCTAACGCAGTAGCGTTAAGTCCATTACCTCCAGTAATGTTTACAGATGGAGTTCCCTCATAATCAAATCCAGGATCAATAACTCTAATCTCTTTTAAATTACCACTTACTGCACAGTATCCAGTAGCACCAACACCAACAGAATCTGTAATATTTAAAATAGGTGGATTGATGACATCATAGTTAGATCCACCAGCAGTTACTATTATCTCTTCAATAGGACCATAATAAACATTATCTTTTGATTTATAATTTAAGATTTCTACTCCATTAATAAGTATTCCAGTTGTCCCAGGTTTTGTTGGATATACTTGCCCATCATCAATTGCAGTTGAAATTTCTCTTAATAGTTTTTGAGATCCTAAAGATTTTGCCCTAAGATCATAAGGCTCTATTGTATTGTTAGTAACAGTAACGTTACCAGAAACTGATATAAAAATTGAATTGTTTATATTTGTTCTGCTCTTAGCAAATTTTACGTTATTGGGATCTACTCTCTTAACATAGTAAAGACCCTCATCAAATAAGGAACTTAATATGGTGGATGATACCGTTACATTTCCTTCACTATCTGTTGAAGATGTTGATGTCTTTTCTGGAGTATAATAAATCAAATCTCCAGTATAAAATCCATGATCAACACCAGAAGTAATATTAAAAATATCTGTTGATGCTATACCAACAGGAGCAAATGTTCCTGTAAAAGTTATTAGTCTATTTGATGCATCAAGAGCTTGTTGATTATAATATGGTAAAGATGGTGAAGAAACTAAAAGTTTATCTTTGGACTTATAAACATTCTGAACATTAGCATCAATAATAGAGCTTGATGGAAATACCGAAGAATTTACCTTTAATATATTTCTTTTTATTGAATAAGTTTCATTAGAAGGAAGTTCTCCCTGACCCTTTATTGTAAAAGATTTTTGGGAAGTAATATCTATTATTGTAGAATTTCTTTGAGTTCCACCATTACCTATGATAGTAACACTGTCTCCAATTTTAAAAATATGATTATTTTTTGTGGTAATTTGATAAGTATTATCTGAGCTATCTGTTCTTACTAAAGATTGAATATCATATTTTGTTGATAAATTTAGCAACCAATTGTTTGATATGCTATCTTTTGAATTAATTCCTAATGTTTTAATTTCTGCACTATCTCCCTTTGAATAATAATAAGTATCGTCAGATATTGTAAGATTTTCTAAAACAGAATTAATTTTTATTTTTATTACTTCATTTTCATATACTGCATATGCAAATGTATTGATTCCAACATTGCTTGCATCTAAAATTGTCCCAGATATATTTGAGCATCCAAAGAATTGTGTAAGAGACTTTGAGGAGTAGGATATAACTCCTGAGCTACCATCACTGTAAACTACAGATAGTTCGCCACTTTGAGGAAATCCTACCGTAGAATCTACTGATAAAAATGTAGTTCCGGTAGAAACTTGTCCGATTACTTTTGTTTTTGGGTGAATTGAGAAGTTTCCGTATATAGATCCGTCTACGCCAATATCTCTATTATATCCAGCATCAAGACTTAACTTGTAATAAGTATTACCTATTCCAGATATTATTTTTTCAACTTTAGTGATAGGCGCATATGCCTTCGAAATATTATTATATTCGTCTTGATATAAGGTTAAGTTGCTTAAATTGAGAGGATCGCCAGAAATACTTTCAACAACTAAATCTTCAGTTACTAAGTAGTGAGCATCAGATGGTCTAAACAAATAATCTTTAGGTCTAATTATAGATACATGTTCCCCATATAATGCTTTAAATAAAATCTGAAAAGATTCATCAGTTCCTTTACTTCTATAAAAATCCTTTGCTTGCTTAATAAACAGAGACTGATTTATATTTTCGTTTAACTCTCTGTTACCAAAACCTGGAAGTAATTGGTATTTTGATTTTACTAAAAACTCTTTTAAAAATAATGAGCTTAGATTAGTAATTACTGCTCCAGAAGTATGTTCTCTAATTTCAGATTGTGAGAATACTAATTCGTCCGGAGAATTTGGTTTATCATATGAAGTGATCCCACTAAATCCTCTTATACATCCTGTAAATGAATTTGAAGTCTTTCCAGTATATGTGATAATTTCATCGTCAATTTTAATTAGACCATAAGAATCTGGGAATCCATATGTTCCATTTGATACCGATCCGTCAAATGAAACATATATTGTATCGTCATTAATTGATAGATCTCCTGATAAGACAGCACTCTCCGTTAGATTTGTCTGCTCATCAATTTTTACATATCTATCAATATTTTGTATTAAGTCAATTGGTGATGACTTAAATTCTTGTGATATGTAATATTGCGATAAAAATTCAGAAACTAAAGGGAACTCTTCCCTAATATATGCAGGAAGCTGATTTTGTACAATGTTGCTAAATTTGATTCTAGTTTCTGTCATTTTATTACGATCTTACTAAATTCCCGTTGCTATAGCTTGAAGTTACAATATAATTTGATGCTGAAGGATCAAGACCTGATGAAACTTCATCAATAACCATTTCAAATATACTGTTATTAATATCTAGTTGCAAATACAGATCCTGCAATCCAATTATATCATTTGATTGCGGAACCGCAGATATCTCAATAATTGATTGAGAATCTTTAGTTTTTGCTGAGATAATATTGATTGGATTTAATGTTATAATACCTTTGGTATAGTCAATTTTACCAACTCCTCTTTTAACAACTGTTGAACTTCTAGATGAAGAATTTGGTAAAGTAAATAAAAATATAGATCCTGTTGTTCTATTGGTATCTGGGATATCAGATAGATAAACAGTTTCATTGATTCCACTTACAACAAAACCAGAGGATTTAATATTATATCCATCCATACTATTAATATGGAATTGATTTCCAAATCCGATTGAGTATTCTGAGAATGTATTCAAAACAACCCTAAGGTCTCTTCTCATTTGGATATTAGTAATATTTGAGGTAACTGATGAATGACTGTCATCTATTATCTTTAAAAATTTACTGTATTTGAACCTTGCACCATACTTATTTAACTCAGATGATTCTGCGTACTTATTAGCATTTGATTGAATTATGCTAGAAACATATGCAGGGCTAGGGGCAAGATTTGAATTATAGTAGATTTTTGAATCAACTTCTATATAAAGATATTTCAAATCTAAAATTTCTGGAACAATTCCAGCAACTGCATATTTTTTAAGTTTCAGTTTAATATTTTCTTTAATTAGGTTTGGAAGAAAATCTCCAGATCTTGGTTTAATACTAATAAAAACTTTTCCGTATTGTGGTGGAATTAATTCTTCGCCACCAAAAACAGAAATTGATTCAGTTTCTGGATAAATTTTTGCAGGAATTAATGTCTCGTAATCATTCGCAGTCAATGCTCTATTTTGAGATGCATAAATCCTTGGTGCATATTTTTTGATAGATTCTACAGATTCAATATTTTCTCCACCACTGGACGATAGACCTGTAGTTAGTAAAGAAATTCCAGAAGAAACGACATATTCTACAGAATTTCTTGTGTAGGTTAATCTTCCAGAAAAGGTGAATTGATTGATACCATTACCACTATCTCCATTAGTAACAATATATGATGCGCTGATATAATATCCTTCTTGAAGTGCCTTTCCAAATACATCATCTCCAAAAATTAATTCATACCTTTCGTCTTCTATTTCCTGTAAAAAATATACTTCGGACTCTCCATCTATTTCAAATAAACTATCTTGAATATTATATTTTATAGATGCTGTTGTTGGTGAAGGATTATTTTTTACTGATACCGAAATCAAGTCAGTATCAACTCCACTGTTTGGTAAAATAAATCTTTGATTTGGATTTCTTGAACTATAGGTAAAATCAGTATTTAATAATACTCCTTCGTAAATTTTAATGTCCGTAAAAGATGCAATATTATCAACTACAGGAACAGTAATATCATCTAAGATAGAAAAAACAAAAGATTGATTTCCAAATGAACCATTAGTACTAGCAACAGGACCTTTTTTGAGAGTTAATGATGTTGGAGATGGAGTTATGTTTGTTGCATCAACAAAGAAACTAATCGTTGCTGTTGCTGCTTTCTTTGATCTTGGAATATATCCAATGTTTCTTGCTAGTGCGACAACATTTTCCCTAAGTGTAGCACTATCAATGAATACTTCATTTGCTACCATGTTAGCATTATATGAAGTAATATATGTATTATATGCAAGAACGTCAAGAATTGTTGAAAGATTCGACCCGTCAAAGTCGTAATCAGTAAAGTTGGAATTGGATTTTAAGTAATCTCTAAGAGTTGTTTTAATCTGGTCAAAATCCAGATTTGTGAAATTTACTAATGGCATTTACCTAATTACCTGGTAGGTTGCAGAACAAACTGTAATTGTTGAGCAGGAACATCTGCGCCAATAATTCTGTAAGAAATGATTACGTCAAATGCACCATTATCATAATCGGGAATTGTTTGCACCTCAATTAATTGAACTCTTGGCTCATAATTATTGATTGAGTTCTCAATTTCATCTTTAATAATAGATGCAGAAATTTCATCTACATTTTCAAAAAGAGATCTACTTACCCTAGAACCAAAATTTTGATTAAAAAACTTTTCTCCGGGAAGAGTAAAAACAATATTACGAATAGAGCGAGCAATCGCAGTTTCATTTTTAAGCGCAATTAAGTCATTATTCAGAGGATTAATCTGAAAAGACATGCTAATATCCTTGAAACCTTGACTTACCCGCTCTAATGGCATTTATTATTATAATTCTACCTTATTTATTAGAGAATATCGATCAAAATTCTGCTAGAGGAATTGGTTCAGTTCCGTATTCCCAATCATCATAATCATCATCATTACGAATTTTTTCATGAATTTCTTTTTGAATTCTAAAATCATGTTTTTTTGGAATCAAATCATCATTTGAAATTTCCCTGAGCATTTTTTGCTCTTCTGTTTTTTGTTCCTTATCAGTTTGCTTGTGCATTTTTTTACTCCTGATTTAAAAATCAGAACTTTTAAAGGGGTTGCTATCCCTTGAAATCAAAGCTTTCTATATTTCTTCGACCAAAAGTATCATTTTTTTGAATTCTAATATCAGAATTACGAAAAGTCCAACAGTATCCGCCATCATCTAAAAATACAATCCATTCAAGATCGTGCTCTTGAGATCGATCTACTAAAAAAAATGCCCAACCCTTACCTTTTGGAGTAAGAACTGGGATCTGTGGGTTTAATTGAAGCATGTTAAATTATTTTCCTTGCCCGCGATACTTTTTTTTGCGTCCATTACGAGAGGTTGCACTTAACAAAGTACGAGCTGATTTTCCTTGACGAGTTTTCTTAGGTGCTCCTGGTTCAAACAACGTCTTGTTCATTCCACCTTTAGCCATTTAAAAGTTCCTCCATTTCTAAATCATTTGGGTCAATGTCTTCTCCCGAGAAAAAACGCTCTGAGAAGTCTTGGAGAATCTCAGTACAATCTTCTGCACTGAGATTCGTGTAAATCTTACGACCTTTATATAAAAGATTGTATGATTTTTCCATCAGATAATACGAGTTTTTTCATGTCCAACACGAATCCTGGGATCACACCAGGTTACCATACCTGCTTCTTTTGCATCAAGACAGAAAGAAACATCCTCACCACACATATCTTGAACTTTACCAGAATCAAAGACTTGCATCTTTGGAGCAAACCAAGGATACTCAAGACGTTCAAAAACTCCATGTTTGATCATGACCCATCCAAATCCTGTGTAGTCAACAGTAAATGGCTTCTTACGCTTTGAAATTGACTCAACAGTTTCATGATTCATCACTCCACCATTCTTACGGAAGTCTTCTTCCTCTAACCAATGAGCTACTGATGTTGTGTGACCATCTTCAGTAGCATACCACCCAGCAACAATCTCACGTTCTGTGCCGTCTGCTGAAATTGCTAGATCACAAAGTTGCCAGAACTTTTGAGAGTCAAAGACAATATCCGAGTCAATCCAAAGTTGATAATCATACTGCAGTTTTCCATCCCAAGGAATTTGATTCGGACCCCTTAGAACATTTGCACCAAGTACCTTACAACGTGCAAAATTAACCATCGATGAGTAGTCTTGTGAAATTTGAATACTCATTCCATTTTGTACAAGATCAAAACAAAGTTGTACAAATGCTTTTAGAAAAATAAAAGAACAACCTCTTCCAGGTAGACAAAAGACAATAGACTTGCCTTTCATTCGTTCTTTGATTGCATCATAATCCCACTCTTCTTTCGAAATTGGTGTTGATGCCTTAACACTAAATCCTTTTGCCATAAGTTAAAAAAACCATCAGATCAATTTTATCGTTCTATTTATCATTTGTCAATATGAAGAATTTAATGATATCAGTTTATTCACACTGACTTCCTCATATTGCAAATCTTCGGATGAAATACTCATATCCAAAAAATCAATCATCCTGTGTAACATCTCCCAGATCTCAGAAAATTTTTCTTCTGATAAACTGTGATATATGCACTGCCCCTTTGCATATATGTGATATATTTTTTCCTGTTCTTTCATAAAAAAATTTCCGGAATTTTTTATTTCTTCACAGCATTATATATCATTATTAATACAATTCCAATTGGTACTCCGAAAATTTTTATCATTCTTCCAGGATAGCGTATCATCCATCCTGCAAAAACAACCTTCCAAAAATTCCAATAAGGAACATTTCGACTCATTTCTTTTTACTGCCTTTCTTTAGAGTTCTTTTATCTGGGCGAGAATATCCACCCTTATGAATCCACTTTACACCCATTTTTTTACCTCCGGAAATTTTTTTTGAAATTGATATTTAGAGCTCGATTTGTCACCTCTGTAGGTTAGGGTAGTTTGCTTTTTTTAATAAGGGGGGGGGGCATAACAACGCCGCACCACGCTATAACAAATCGGCGGCAAAACACTGCCGGATCACTATCATCACCAAGCATAACATAAGCGCCCTCCAGAGTCAACCAGAGGGCGCACAGTAGACTATCAGAACTCAATCGGATTCAGCGTTCCCTGACTATCATCATCCTCAGTAACATTATCAGCAACGATTGCATCAAGAATCGACATAATCTCAGTGCCGTTGTTACCTTGAGCCAGCAGAGAAAGCATCACGGTCTTAGACATAATGAAGAAGGAAAGTGTAGTGAACTGTGTGTTGAGTAAGGGTGCCCCTAGTTCCCTCATTCTAGCAGTTGTGCTAGTTCCTGGAGCGGTGCCTAGTTTATACTCATGCGACAGGAGTTGAGTATATCAGACTGCTACATCTTCAGGTAGCAGATTAACAATCGCATCCACACCAGCGATATGCAGAGACTGCACAAATACCATCGCTTGATTGATAGTGGGGAACTCTACAGTACGCTCTACATTGTCCCGAACGTTGGTGTAGGTGACGGTGCGAACTTGGGTCATTTGAGTGTTAGTTAAGAGGTGAAATCAGGCAGCAGACATAACATCGGCAAGCATCAAATCCAGGTTGGTTGCGTTCCACTCAGATTCGATGATTTCAGTCTGCTCAATATCACCAATCATCTGAACATTGTGCAGACGCTCATACCAAGCATCGAACAGATTCCAATCCTTTTTAGCAAGAGATTGGAAGGCATTTTCGATAGCGAAGTTCAGAGCGGTTTGAGACATTTAAGGGCGGTTGGGTTGTCCTTACACTATAGGGACACTTTCAAGGCCCCAGAGTTTCGGTTACTCAGACGTTCTTCGATGTCACTGAGGACCTGTAAAATCACCTCACGACTATCCTCACCCTTCTCCTCTAACTGTTGCATAACGTCTAGCAGTTGTGGTAGAATAAAGGTGACACTTTCGGGCACCCTTATCATCACTCCTACACCCAAATCTTTATACTTAAGAGGTCTGCCGCCAGCACAATTTTTAGGGCGAAACTTGAGGTCTTTCTTACTCTTTTCTATGTGGCATTTGTTACATAGAAGTTGACACTTTGCAACTTCCGCTAACAAAACTTCTTTCGGTTTGCTATAACCTGATGCAATATTGAATGACTTTGTAGAGGGATCAATGTGGTCGAACTCTAATGTTTCAGTTCGACCACATTCTACACACTTTCCACCCAACCTTTCGATTAGAATTTCTCTTAATAAGTTCATAGGTATTTTGATAACTTAATACCTCATTATTTAGTGGTTTTTAGATGTAATATGCTATCAAAACTAAAAGTGCTGTTTTACCACTTAGAAGGGCAATCGAGGTCCTCAACGTATGCTTCACACTTCTCACTTGGCTCAAGTTTGAAGAGTTTCTCCCAGTCAATTTGATGAGGGTCAAAGTCTGCTAGCACTGACATTTCCAGAGTGATTCTATAACGCTGCTTCTGAGCTTGATGATACGCAACCGACATGATCTCTCTCCGTTGGGTGTTGTGGAACCATTATAAGATGCTGTGAGGTAGTGTGTCAAGTCTGGGGGTATTTAGGGGTCTTCCGGGGGATTCTGGGCGGGAATTGTGGGGATTTTGTGACCGTGGGGGGTTGACGGATTTATGCGGGAGTGTGATACAATGACGTGTAAGATAACAAGGTCTAGAAGGATTTTAAGGACATAAGTTACAGGAGAATCGTTATGCTTCTACACGCATAAAGACACACAAAGCATAAACACATAGCGAGAGAATGAAAGGGCATATATGTTTTTTAATACATTTTTTAATTGTTTTCATTTACACATTTTTCGTCTATATTGGTATAAGTAAGCATAAAAAAAGAGAGAGGATTACCAGTCCTCTCTCTATAACCCACCAACCAACAAGTTTAAGGCATTATCTATACTCTACGGAAGTCACTTTCTTTACATGACAGAGGCAAACTCCCTTCCTCTCTTATACTTACTGTTCCTCTTGTTCTTTCATCATTTGGATGATTTCTTCATCAGTCAATGTCTCTAACTGTTCATCAGTCAAAGTATCAAGAAAGGCAAGAACTTTAGACATTAAACTAAATGGCACGGTGAACCACAAGACTGATAGAAACTGACCATTCTTTGTGCTTCATCAAGTGTAGAAAACGTTTGCGTTCTCCATTGTTGTTGATAAGGCGTAAAGTAGCGAATCGTGAACACTTGAGTTTCAGTCATTTTGTATAATCAATAATGAGTTGTTCGAGTGTATGAAGCGTCTCTACATTCCAGTTCTTAATATCACCATGAGGAGGATAGAGTTTACTATACCATTGACCATAAAGTTCAGGATTTAGATGTTGAACTTTCTCTAGAGTGTCAGCAATAAGAAAGTCAATTTGTTCAGTATAATTTTCAGTCATCATCATTGTGCGTTGTTAGAGTGAAGAATGTCTAGCATTTGTTGGTGATAGTTGTCTGCTTCACGAACAACATTTGCTGCTTCTGATACATCTTCAATCTCATACTTTGTCATCTCCAGAGAGTGAATCACATTGGATAGAAGATCAGTCAATGCCTCAAGCTTTTGTTCGTTAGTCATCATCATGTTTGGGATGTTGAGTGTTAGTTTGCAGAGTAAAGACAAGAACTAAACTTACCAGGAGTTGTGAAGACTTGTCCTCCTTTTGCTATACATTGTGCTTCGATCTTTGGATTGATTGTTTTTAGACCGACGACACATGAGGCAAAAAAGATAACAGTGAATAGGGCAACAGTGATAACTTTCATCAGACCAAGATCATTCCTTCAGTGAACGGAACTGTTTGATCGTTATCTACAACAAACCATTCGAAGTTACGTTGAAAGATACGGGCATCATTTCCGTGCTCTTTCAGAATAGCATTGAGACGAGACTTGGTGGTGTTTGTTTTATAACCACAAGTGTAAAGTTCAAGCGAAGTCTCATTGATTGTCGCAATGTGATTGCCATGAAGCATTACATAACTTGCATCACGTTCGGGGGAATAGATAACTTCAGTGTTGTCAGATTTCCAATCCTGAGAGTTCAGAATTGCTTTGTTCATTTGACGTTCGATGAGTCGCATGGTAGGAAGTTGGTTGGGTGTGGTGCTTACACTATAGGGACAATTTCAAGGCCCCAGAGTTGTGATTAGACAGCGATTGCAGATTCCATACAAACTTCTTTCGTTTCCATCAGCACATAATCATAATCCTTTTCCAGTTCTTCCTTATACTTTTCTGCAGCAGATTTGCAATCAAAGAGTTTCAGCGTGTCGAAATCTTCACCTTCATAATCATTTCCAGCAATGACAGCATAGACTTTCGGGGTTTGCATTTGGTTGGTTGCGGTGTTCATACTATAGGGACAATTTCAAGGCCCCAGAGTTGTGATTACTGAGAATCGGATGATAAAATGTCAGCAGTTGTATGAAGTGCAGAGGCAGTAGCATGACGAACTGATGGGAAAAAAACAATACCAACAATGAAAAATAGTGCGATCAGTTTCACTTTATCAGGTGATTTGAATGTTAAAGTTCTGCTTCTCATCAGTTTTCTACACTAACCCAGTCACCTTCGATTTGACAAAACTCTAGAAGAAAGTAATCGAGACTAACCCCAGCAGCAGCAGATTCATCATTAAATGTTTCGTACTGTTCAGAAGTAAGAATAAAGAATTGCGTCTGAATCATTGCGCAATCACCTCATCAAGAGCACATACTTTTTCATACAAAGTATCAATGTCAGTGCCCAGAAGTTCGCTCACTTCATCCCAATCATCATGAAACTCAATGAGTGAACGAAGCGCAGAGATTTCAGCAGTTGAGAATGTCATTGTGGTAAAATCAGTCGAAACGGGAAGAAGTCCAACCATCATGAAAACCTTCATGATGTCTCACAGATTTGGCAATTCCATTCTCATCAAATGCAAATTGCACCATCTTCATGTCATCATAGATGCTGTACTGTGTTACAACTTTCGGAGCATAGTTACCATTCTCATCCCATGCACCACGCTCAGATTGCGATTCGATGATGTGATAGAGTTTGCCAGTATCAGGCGAAGTGTAAGTGGTTTGCATTTGACTGTTGCTCATACTATAGGGACAATTTAAAGGCCCCAGAGTTTCAGTTATCAACCTGCTGAGTTTGTTACACTCTCCAGCAAATCTTCGTACATTTCTTCATCATAAAGATCAATGATTTCTTGTTTCAGTTGTTGCTCATTCACAGGCAGAGCATCAACAATCGAATCAATCGCAAATGATACCAATGTCTCCATGTCCATGCTATCAACAACCATTTCAGCATAAGTCTGCCGCAGATCTTCGATTTGTTCGTGTGAAAGAGTCATCAGTTGTCTCCGAAGTTGTTTACAAGAAAGTCCTCAAGTTCAGCAAGTTTAGTAGGAGTCAAACTCCAAACATACTCACTGATAATCGTTGCTAACAGGTCAGGATCTTCGCGACACTTTTCATTCAAAAAGAACTCAAGTTCAGTTAATCCATTCAGACCACGTTTTTGAGTTTCAGACATAGGATTAGGAAGGGAAATCACCAGTTAATCAGGACAGCTTTGTTACCAAGTTTGTTTTGTTCGTCAACAATCTCCATCGCATGATTGTATGTCTTGACGGAGATGTAACGTGCTTTACCTTTAGTCTCAGGGAACAATCCCAGTTTGTCGATGATACGAACTGTGTTAGAGTGTTTCATTTGAGAATGATACGATAATCAATGGATTTGATACACCAACCTGTCGCAGCAGTGATTTCTTCTACTAGGTCATCTTCATCATCTGCTTCCCAAATCATACCGATAGTGTCGGCAGTGATGTTATCATAATGATGTTGAGTGAACTCTTCATCATCATCAAAATCAAACTCAATTTCAGTAACTTGGAATTGCATAATCAGCAGCGATTTGAGTTAGTTTGGCAGAATTGTTCAGCGCGTTGTTCCTGTTGTGGATTTACTGTTGCAAATGCACTCGGAATAGTCGCGAAGATGAGAAGAAAAGAAAGAAAGAATCGCATCAGGGAAGAATACAGAAAGTACCACAATACCGACGAACCCAGTTTAGAGTTTCATGGTAAGATGTGCGGGGATTGCTCATCTCCATTGTCGAACCATTGCGGGGATTGTGTGCGACAGCAACGTAGAGATTGTCGCACTCTTTATCAGTAATCTGCTCAATCCACATTTGATTAACTTTACCTTCCTTCCAATTTGTGTGGTAGGAGTAGACTTCAGAGACGATCATCGGTTGAGTGGTGTTCATACTATAG